AAACTGACGTTCAAAAATTCCTTAAACGCCTAAGAAAACTCAAACGTGACTTCTCAAAACAAAAGATTCGTTACTACATTTGTGGCGAATACGGCTCCAAAAACAAACGACCTCACTACCATGCGGTTATATTCAATTCTTCAAGAGAACATATTCAAAAAGTCTGGGATGGCTTTTACTCTGCTGACAAAGAATGTCCGGCTATTCTCGGTACATCTTACTTCGATGATGTCAATGAACAAACAATCGCTTACACCGCAAAATATATGCAAAAAGGCAAAATCATTCCGGCCTTTAAAGGCGATTTACGTAATCCCGAGTTTCAAACTTTCTCTAAGGACATAGGCTCAAACTTTATAACAGATGCAACTAGAGATTTTTACAATCAAGATCCGCGACGGTCGTTCGTTCACGTCAATGGATTCCGAAAGGCTCTACCTGATTATTTCGTTCGTAAGTTTAAAATATGCCCCGTTTTCCATCTTGCCAAAACCCACTTGGCTCAAACTGAAGCTGCTGAGAGACTTGCAGAACAACTACAACGATGGGAACGGGATAAAACTTTTCATCAAACATTCGAATCGTACAGGTACACGCAAAAGATGAACGCTTTGCAACATTTTCGTGACAAAGCTACAAAACGCCAAAAACTTTAAGACTATTGTATTATGAAAACTACAAAGGCCAATTCGGATGCCGGAGGACACTTCCTTCGCCCGAAACTACGTACCGGACTTAACCCGGAAAAAAGCGCATTGCCTTCAATGACGCAACCCGAACAACTTCAACCTTTAGAGAGAATCCTCTCTCATCGTAACCAGGGTATCCCTGTACCCTATTTCAATGGTGTCTTTTCCGATGAAGACACTCCCGACTTACAAAAGATGGATTTCATAGACATCGCCCAACTTCGTGAGACTACCACGCAAGGTATAGAGCAAGCAAATGAAGATTTGCACGCCATTAACGTTCAAATGGAGAAGCTTCGCCAGGAAGCCTATAACCAGGCTCAAAAAGAACAGGAAGAGAAGGAGAAACCTCCGGTGTCTCCAAGTGCATAATATCCCCTTGACCTATTATGCACAGTTGACACCAATTTTTTAATTTGTCAACAAAAACAACCACGAAGAGCAGACGTAAGGAAGCTCTGACTTGGGAATAATGGAAGGACAGAGAGAAGCGAAGCGAAATCGATGGACGACCTTAATGACCTTGTCAAAGAGCGGACGGCTTGAACGTCTGCGATGAGTGGACGGGAATGCTTTCCCGGTAACTAAAACGCTAACCATAACTCTAAACGCTATGCCATTCCCTGTAGCAGCCGCAATAGCTGCCGGAGCCTCCCTCGGAGGTACTGGCCTATCTGCAATGGCTCAAGGCTCTGCCAACCGCAAAACCCGTGAGTGGAACGAACGTATGTACGATAAACAAAAGCAGGACAACCTGGACTTTTGGAATCTTCAAAACTCGTACAACACACCACAACAACAAATGCAACGCTACCAGGAAGCCGGACTAAACCCGGCACTCATGTACGGTAACGGTACACCTGGTAATGCATCCTCTGCCCCGGATGCTCCAACGGCTATGCCGCTCAATCACAAAGCGCCCGATTTAAATATCGGCCAAGCTTTTGACACTTACTTCAATGTACAAACCCAGGCACAACGCCTATCTAACGAAAAACAAATAGGGAACAACCTAGCTATAGATGCCCTGATCAAAACCCAAGATCAACAGGCTAAAACTATGGAAAATGAATACATGAAAAACAACGGATATCGGTTTCGAGAAAACAGAGAACACCGTTCCAACCTCCTACAATACGAGGACTTCCTCGATAAAAACGCCCGTAATATGATGAATTTTGGGCGTGAAGGTATGGACGGCAACAAACTCGAAAAAGGCTCCGTCTATTCTTTACAAGCAATGACTCAAAAAATCATGAACGATCTTCGTTCTACTGCTATCGAAGGTAACCGCCAGGACAACCGATCAAAGAAAATCCGTGCGGATACTGAATCCCGTTTCCGTTCCGGAAATCTTAAAGACATCGGAGCAAAAGACTGGCTAAATATGGGTATTCAACTTCTAAGATAGCGAAGCGAGGTATCTAAATAAATGCTCCTCCCCTCGGAGAGCCCCCACGGAGTGGAGTAGTACCCTGTCACAATTTAAAACACAATAACATGAAAAGGTTTAAAAAACAATTCAAAAAACGCTTCAAACGTAGCTTTAAAAAACGTTTCAAAAAATCAATGAAAAAAGGAAAATTCTTTACCGTAGCTCGTGGAGGTATTAGGCTATGATACAAAACACTATCCACGAATGGCTTGATTACAAATATCGAATCATGTCTACAACTAACCTAAGCCCAATTATTATTTTCAAATCTTACTTAAACTCTTTAGCTCTCGCTTGCGAAGCTAAACTAAACTTATCAAACGATGTCAAACAGAGCTAACCAATTTACTTCTGTACCTGTTCAGAACATGCCTTCAAATAACTTCGACTTAGGCCACGAAGTAAAACTAACTTGCGATCACGGTTATGTCTTACCCGTTTCATGCGTTGAAGCCCTTCCAGGCGATCGCTTTAACTATTCAAATAAAACCTTCGTCCGCCTCACACCAATGGTCGCCCCTGCTATGACTAAAATGGACGTAACAACTATTACCGGATTCGTACCCTGGCGACTAATATGGGAAAACTCTCAAAAATTCTTCGCCGAACCTGTTCCCACAGATACAACCCCTGTAATGCCACACTTCGAAGATCGTGCTATCCGTGTAGGCGATCTTGGCGACTACTTAGGACTTCCAACATACGAAGTCTATGACGAACAAACCGGAGGTATTCGGGAACAGTACTCAAATAGCGAAGCTCGTGGAATCGACTATTTCTCTGCCGGCCCTTTTGCCGCTTATCAAAAATTCTTTAATGATTGGTTTCGTGATGAAAACCTTTACAACAACGGCGAAGAGATAGACTGGAAACTAACTGACGGAGTTAACGACTACGATAAATTTAAAATTCTTCGCAAACGTGCGTGGCGCCATGACTACTTTACAAGCGCCTTACCATTTGCTCAAAAAGGCGATGCCGTCGAAATTCCCCTGGCTAATTTCTCCGACGTTACAGTCCGTACTAACCCTCAATCACAACCCGAAGGATGGTGGGTACAATCCACAAACGGCGCTCCCGTTACAAACGGCGGCATAAACATCGCAAACGGCACCGGGGATCGTGGCCGCATGCGTGATTCTACTGGTCTAACTATCAAATTAGATCCAATGAACAATTTAATCGCCGACACCTCTCAATTATCACAAGATGCAGCCGTTACCATTAATACACTTAGATGGGCTGAAAAACTACAAGTATTCCTTGAGAAAAATGCTCGTGGTGGAACACGTTATACAGAAATTGTTAGACAACACTTTGGTGTACGCTCATCTGACGCTAGGCTCCAAAGAGCTGAATTTCTTGGATTCTCCGTTAACCCTATTACAATTTCGGAAGTACTACAAACATCGCCAACTACTAACGACAATACACCTCTCGGTGAAATGGCAGGACACGGTATCTCATATGGTGGTGCGAGAAATGTAAACTACTTTGCCGAGGAACACGGCTTCTTCATTACCTTCTTATCAATTCGCCCCAAAACTGCCTACCAACAGGGTATTTCCCGTATGTGGTCTCGCAAAACACCTTTAGATTTTGCATGGCCTACCTTCGCTCAACTTGGCGAACAGGAAATTAAAAACCGGGAAATCTATTATACCAGGTCTCAACAAACCCCGGATGCATCCAACGATGCTACCTTCGGTTATATTCCGAGATATGCTGAATACCGCTACGAAAGCGACCGTGTAGCTGGAGAAATGCGCACAACTTATGCTCACTGGCATCAAGGCCGCATATTCCCCGAACGCCCTCAATTAAACGAGGACTTTATTAGCTGTACACCTTCAAAACGTATATTCGCTATCAATGCACCAGGTTCACACCCTTACATACTTAATATTAACCACTCTCTCAACGTAAGACGTGTATTACCAAAATATGGTATTCCTGCTTTGTAAAATAAAATAAATAATTATATTTGCTCTCGAGAGCGTTAATTTAGATAGCCCTGCACCCCCTGGGTGTATGGGCTTCTTCAATTCTATGCCATGCTACTTCCCTTTTATGCTGCCCAACGGACAGCCTGCACCGTGCAGAAAATGCCCCTACTGCCTAAACAGGCGAGCCAACAACTGGATATTTCGCTGCATGCAAGAGACTCGCCGGGCTGATTCCTACCACTGGGTAACACTAACCTACGATCAAACTCCCTTCGATGATAATCACATGATGACACTCGATAAAACTGACGTTCAAAAATTCCTTAAACGCCTAAGAAAACTCAAACGTGACTTCTCAAAACAAAAGATTCGNTACTACATTTGTGGCGAATACGGCNCCAAAAACAAACGACCTCACTACCATGCGGTTATATTCAATTCTTCAAGAGAACATATNCAAAAAGTCTGGGATGGCTTTTACTCTGCTGACAAAGAATGTCCNGCTATTCTCGGTACATCTTACTTCGATGATGTCAANGAACAAACAATCGCTTACACCGCAAAATATATGCAAAAAGGCAAAATCATNCCGGCCTTTAAAGGCGATNTACGTAATCCCGANTTTCAAACTTTCTCNAAGGACATAGGCTCAAACTTTATAACAGATGCAACTAGAGATTTTTACAATCAAGATCCGCGACGGTCGTTCGTTCACGTCAATGGATTCCGAAAGGCTCTACCTGATTATTTCGTTCGTAAGTTTAAAATATGCCCCGTTTTCCATCTTGCCAAAACCCACTTGGCTCAAACTGAAGCTGCTGAGAGACTTGCAGAACAACTACAACGATGGGAACGGGATAAAACTTTTCATCAAACATTCGAATCGTACAGGTACACGCAAAAGAAGATTTGCACGCCATTAACGTTCAAATGGAGAAGCTTCGCCAGGAAGCCTATAACCAGGCTCAAAAAGAACAGGAAGAGAAGGAGAAACCTCCGGTGTCTCCAAGTGCATAATATCCCCTTGACCTATTATGCACAGTTGACACCAATTTTTTAATTTGTCAACAAAAACAACCACGAAGAGCAGACGTAAGGAAGCTCTGACTTGGGAATAATGGAAGGACAGAGAGAAGCGAAGCGAAATCGATGGACGACCTTAATGACCTTGTCAAAGAGCGGACGGCTTGAACGTCTGCGATGAGTGGACGGGAATGCTTTCCCGGTAACTAAAACGCTAACCATAACTCTAAACGCTATGCCATTCCCTGTAGCAGCCGCAATAGCTGCCGGAGCCTCCCTCGGAGGTACTGGCCTATCTGCAATGGCTCAAGGCTCTGCCAACCGCAAAACCCGTGAGTGGAACGAACGTATGTACGATAAACAAAAGCAGGACAACCTGGACTTTTGGAATCTTCAAAACTCGTACAACACACCACAACAACAAATGCAACGCTACCAGGAAGCCGGACTAAACCCGGCACTCATGTACGGTAACGGTACACCTGGTAATGCATCCTCTGCCCCGG